GGCTTGTCCTTATTTTTTTATGCACATATTTAAGTGAACAAATTAAATCAATTTGTTTGTTTACATATATGCATAATATTATTTTATGTATATAAATAATGAAAATAAGGAGGAAGTCAAATGGCTGTTTTATTGAAAGCCAAAACAGACGCAGAGATCAAGGCAATGTCTATTGCTGATGTAAGAAAAGCTTACTCTTCTCTCGCAACTGAGTATAACAGAATTACAGATCCAGATGTGAAGAAGTATCTTTATTGTCACCACTGTAATAAGTTCGTCTCTTCGGCAAACTTCTATACGGACGAAGACAATGAATCTGGATATTTTTATATCTGTAAAAATTGTGTACAGATGATGGTAGAACAAAGAAAAACAACCAGAGATGAACCCAGAGAAACAAAGGATTCTGTTCAGTTTGTTTTAAGACTTATGGACAGGCCATATATTGATGAACTGTACGAATCATGCGTAAAGAGTGCTATGGATAACACAAAGGAAAAAACAAGATTTTCTCCTTTCGCATCATATATTCCAATGATAAAAACACTGAATCAGTATAAGGATTTGAGATGGGATGATTCTCAATTTGGCGATACAAATAAAGCTAATGTGGTTGTTACCGAAGAAGCAAGAGAAAATGTAGAGAAATTAAATAAAGCAAGGAAACGTTTTGGGAATATGCCAGACGATGATCTTATATTCCTTGAGAACGAATATGAGGACTGGGTTGGCAGATATGAGTGTCAGACTAAAGCACAGGAGGAAATCTTTGAAAGGATTTGCTTTAATAAGCTTGACGCTATGAAAGCAAGAAGGGAAGGTAAATCTACTAAGGATTTAGACAAAAGCTTGCAGGAGCTACTTGCTACCCAAAATATTCAGCCTAAACAAAATGCAGGAAATATGGATGCTATGTCAGATGCACAGACATTTGGTACACTCATCCAGAAATGGGAAAACACAAGACCAATTCCAGAGGTTGATGAAGACTTGAAGGATGTAGATAAGATGGGATTATATATTGATGCATTCTACCGTGGACATATGAGTAAAATGCTGAACATCCCAAACTCCTTCTCTCATATCTATGAGAAGGTTATGGATAAATATACTGTGAAAAAGCCAGAGTACAATCAGGATGATGATGAAACAAATGAGGCTTTGTTTGACAAAATCTTCTCTAATGTTGAGGACTATTAAGCGGTGATGCGTCATGTCTGATGATAAGAAGAAGTCATTACAAGATATTTATCAAGAAAAATCTACACGACTCATGGAAGGTGTTGCGGCTTGGTGTGCTTATTATAGAGAGAATCCAAGCAAGTTTGCGGTTGATTATCTGAATATCACAAACTTGAAACCGTTTCAAAAAATAAATCTGTATGAGTTTATGCACAACATAAATAATATGTTTTGGGCAGGAAGGGGTATTGGTAAAACTCACTTGCTTGCGCTATATGCTGTAATCAGATGTATCTTGTATCCCGGAACAGTTATCTGTGTAGCATCATTTAGAAAAGAACAGAGTCGTGAGATTATCACGAGAATTATGAATGACTTCATGAAGTTACATGGTTGGGGGTCTATGAATCTATGTTCGGAAATAGATGATTATTCTGACAGTGTGAATTATCCTCATATCGGTTTCAAGAATGGTTCTTTGATCCATACTGTTGTGGCAAATGATTCATCTCGTCATAACAGAGCAAACATTCTTATCATAGATGAAGTTGTGCTTGTTGATCATTCCGTAATCAATACGGTTCTTAAAAACTTCCTGACTTCTCCTCGTGCTCCTCGTTATTTAGAGAAGCCAGAGTATGCACATCTAAAGGAACGTAACTCTATTCTTATGGCAAGTTCTTGCTCCACAAAATCCAACTGGACATATGATGAATTGAAATCATATTTCGTAAATATGTTAGATGAAAACAAAAAATATTTTTGTTGTGGAATACCTTACCAACTCGCTATAAAAGAGGGTCTTCAGTTCAGGGAAGATTATGAGGACAAGATGAGTGAAGCAAGCTTTGATGAAATTTCATTCTTGATGGAGTCTGGGTGTTTGTTTTATAGCGATTCTGATGGAAGTTTCTTTACATATCAAAGTATTTCAGATAGAAGGAAAATTAAATATTCCTTGTATCCACTGGAAATATATAGAGCATTAAATATTAAACCGCCGCCATTACAACATAATGAGCGGAGAATCTTATCTGTTGACGTTGCACTTATGAAGAGTCGTAAGAAGCAAAACAATGACGCTTCTGCTCTGATTATCAATAGTGCGATTCCAACGGAAAGTTCAAATGAATATATAAGCAATATTGTTTATATAGAAAGTAATGAAGGTCTAACAACAGACCAACTTGGTATCCTTGTTATGAGGTTGTTTTATCAATTCGAATGCACTGATTTAGTGCTTGACACAGCAGGACAAGGACTTGGCGTGTTTGACTATATAATAAAAAACCAATATGACGATGAATATCAAACAACTTACGATGCATTAAACTGTGTAAACGATTCTGTTATGGCAGATCGTTGTAAGGTTAAAAATGCTAAAAAGGTTGTGTGGAGTATAAAAGCTTCTCCGCAATTTAATAGCGATATTGCCTTTGGATTAAGGGCAGGATTCCAGAACAACAAGATTAATCTTCTTATCACAGAGAATGATGCAGATGATGTGTTACCAAAGATTAAGGGATATAACAAGCTTTCTCAAAATGATAGACACATGTTAAAGCTTCCTTATATACAAACATCTCTATTAATAAACGAGATCGTTAATTTGGATTATACACAAAATGGCACAATGGTAAAAGTTAAAGAGCGTTCTGGGAACAGAAAGGATAGATACTCTTCTCTCGCATACTCTTATAAGATTGCGTCAGATATATCTATTAAGGAACAAAAGCCCACCATTGATAAAGGGCAGTTAATAAATTATGCGTATTTCAAGAAGCCCAAGATAGGGGCATTTGGTAGATGATTGGGGGTGTTGTTTATTGGCTAATTCTAAATCTACCGCCGCTGATATTGTTAGGAAATACAATCAAGTTGATGGTAATAAGTCAATAGGAGCGGCACAGAAAACAAAAAAGAAAAATGAAGTTGAAGATAATTCCTCTATTCTGCCAGATAAGAAAAGAATGGATTATCGGATTAAAAGAGAAAATGAAGATGATAATGTCGAAGAGAGAAAACGGGCTGTTGCTTTTAGAAAGGTTAGAGAGTTGTTGCTTCAGAATGTTTCCAGAAGTGGTAATCTGTCTTTCTTCTCATATACAAAAGATTTAATTAAAAAGTTTTTCCAAAATCCATATACCAATCAGGATAACATCAGAGAGGTGTCGAGGTATCTGTACAGGACTTCCACTCTTTATAAAAAGATAATTTTGTATCATGCAACGCTTCCACTCTATTCCTATAACGTTACAGTAAAAACTGATGTAATAAAAGAGTCGGATTATGAAAAAGTGATGCGAGAATACTTGAAGGTTATTAAACGTTTAAATGCCATCAATATTCCGAAAGAGTTTATTAATATGATGATATATCTTATCCGTGATGGAGTGTATTATGGATACATTTATCATTTTAAAGAAGATGGTACATTCATTCAAGCATTAGATCCGAAGTATTGCAAGATAATTGGAAAAAATGAAAATGGTCAGTTTATCGTATATTTTGATGCCTCTTATTTTGCCGCAGGAAATAATAGGATATTTGTAGAATCAAGTAATCCAGATGATCCAAATGATACAACTGGTCTGTGGGATACTGTGTTTGTAGAAGGATGGAAAGCATATAAGAATGACAGAAAGAACAGTCGTTGGTTTATGTTACCACCTGAAAAAAGTATGTGTGCTATAGCCAATGATGATACTGAGGCACTTTATCCTCTTCCATTTTTTACTGGTATTATGATTCCTCTTCTTGATGTGCTTGACTACGAACAGCTTACTGCTGATAAAGCCATTCTTGAAAACTACGTTTTGTTAGTAAGTAAGATTCCTCTTATAGATTCTGATAGAGTCGATGATTTTGCTGTCTCTCTGGATATTATTAAGGAGACACAGAAATTAATTGATGCCGCAGTTCCCGATCTTGTTGGTACTGCTTACTCTCCTATGGATCTTGAATCTGTTACATTTGATAGATCTAATTCTACTAATGATGTAGATATGATTTCGAGGTCTATTAACAACGTGTTCTCTCAGGCAGGTGCGTCTCAGCTTGTTGTTTCATCTGGTTCTTCGTCGAATTCAGTTGGACTTAAACAAGCAATTGCAAATGATACTGCTACCACGTTTATGATAGTTGATAAGCTTTCTGATAACTTCAATTACTTTATTAAACGAAATATGACAGAACATGTTACGTTTAAGATTCATAAACAAACTTGGTATAACAAGGATGAATATATTAAGCAAAAGAAAGATGCGGCAACGCTTGGTGCTCCCGCAATGGATTATCTTACATCTCTTGATCTCACTCCCTATGAGGCATGGATGCAACTGCGCTTCGAGAATCTATCTGGTATTAAAGACTTAATGATTCCATTACGTACTTCCTATAGCACCTCGTGGACACAAAGTGGTGATATAGACGCAAATACTACAAAGCGTTCTGGTGGTGTATATGATCCAGATAACAATGGCAGACCACTTGAAGATGATGTATCAGAAAAAGGCGAAGAAGCCAGAGATGAAGGACGAGTAGAAGGAGTAATGTAATGGAAAAGAAATTTATTATAACTACAGATGTTGATTCTGCGAGAGCTTTAGAGAAAGCCGGATATAGATTGATGAATTTCACAAATAGTAGATATGTATTCCTTAATAATAATGGAAAGAATAATGTCGCACTATTTGAAAAATTAAAAGATATTGCGTATACCAATACGCTTTTCTTATAAATGTTGCAAATGGTTTAAATCATTTAGAAAGGAATAGGTATGAAAAAAATATTAACTTTAAATGATTTAATGTCCTTTTGTAAATCCAACAAGTTACAGCGTTTTAGTTCAAAAGATACTGGATACCAGTTGTGTGTCCATACTTCAGCAGATTTTGAATTGGATGATGAAAATGATGTCTCAAGTGACTCTATGTTCTTTGGAAAGCTCAGATCTTTCCATATAGGGAAAAACCGTAATGGAAGTTTTGTTCCAAAGGAATCTGCTGAGAAAGCAATGGCTACTATGAAATACAAGCCAGTATTGGCACATATTCAAAACTTTGGTTCTGATGAAGAGGAAGATTATGATTTTACAAGTCATGAGATCGAGATAGATAAAAAAGGCAATCTCGTATATATAGAAAAGCAAGTCGGGTCTATTACTTCTGATCAACCTTGGTTTTGGTATGATGAGAAAAATGACAAGACATATATCATGGCTTATGCGGCTATACCCAGATACTACACAAGAGCCGCTGATATCATTGAAGCTAAAGGTGGAACTAAAGTTTCGGTAGAGCTTTTGATTGATGAAATGTCTTGGAACGGAGATGAGGGCGCTTTATCTTTGGATGATTTTGAAGTTCAAGGTGTCACTCTTCTGGGTCGTAGCATTGATTCAAGTAATTATGGTACGCCAGTTGAGGAAGGTATGGAGGGCGCAAGACTCGATCTTGAGGATTTCAAAGAGGACAATAATTCTGTTGTCAGATTTTCCAATGAGGAAAATGCTAAATTGATAGAAACGTTAGATAAGCTTAATGAGACTTTATCTAATATATCTATATATAATTATTCGAGAAAGGAGGAAAATCTGATGGATGTTAACAAGGAGTTAAATGCGGTAGCAGATGAGAACCAGACTGTTGAGAATGTTCCTGAGACAGTGACTATGGAAGAGAATTCTTCTGAGAATGTTGTTGAGGAGACTGTAGCTGAGGAAAACACTCAGAGAGTAGCTGAGGCCGACAATGCTGAGGCTGAACAGTTTGAACAGAATGAGAATCAAACTACTACCGAATCCGAACCTGTTGTTTCTGAATTTGTTGAAGACAATTCTAACGGTGAGTCAGATGATGCGTCTTCGAACGAAGATCCATCTACTCCTGATGAAACTTTTGCAAATAATGAAAATGCAACTACAGAGGATAACGGAACAAGGAAATTTACATTCGAACTGAGCCATGATGATATTCGTCTTGCTTTGTATGATCTTATTTATGCTACTTATCCTGAAGAGTATTTGTTTATCAATACTGTTTATAATAATTATTTTATTATGGAAGATTGGGATACCTGCAAGTATTACAAACAGGAGTATACAAACGATGGTACTAATATCGCTCTTAATGGTGATAGGGTTGAAGTGTTTGCTGAGTTCCTGACTGCTTCTGAGAGAGATGCGCTTGATCTTATGAGAAATACTTATGAATCAATGCAGACCGAACTTAACAGTTATAAAGCAAAAGAAGTTTTACAAGAGAAGCACGCCAGAGTAATTGATAATAGCGACTATGATGTAATTAAAGATACTGATGAATTCAAGGCACTTGTCGCTGATGTTGACAACTACTCTGTTGAAGACTTCTGTATTAAAGCTGATCTTCTGCTTGCCAAATTTGCTAAAGGAAATGTGAATACATTTGCCAAGAAAGAATCTAATACAAACGAAACGAGATTCTTTGGATTCTATTCTGAAAATAAAACAAAAACATCTGAGAAGAATAAGCCATATGGTGGTATCTTCGAAGACTTTTTTAATAACAAAAACTAAATAGTTAAATTAAATTTTAGTAAAGGAGAAAAGATAGTTATGATTAATGCATTTTTAAAAAATGTTGATAAGCATATTGTTGCCGAGTCTACTAATCTTATTGGAACTACATATGGCAGACATATCTTCAATATCAAAGCTGCTGCTGATATTGATAATGGTAAAGTCGTAAATCTTGATGATATGGTTTGGGAGAAGAATGAGTATTTCACCATGGTTGAGCCTACCGCTACTTCTCGTGTTGGTCTTATTCTTTCTGTTCCTGTTGGCCCTGATTCTACTCCGTATGCCGCTACCCTTGAGTCCAATTTCTACAATGGTGAGGGTGAGATCATGAGGGTTTATGATCTTGTTCGTGGTGATAAGTTCACCATTTCTGCTAATGGTATTGCTGTTGCTGATGGTGCTGAAATCGCTGTTGGCGATTATGTTGTAGCTGATGGTTATGATCTTAGCGATGCAGGAACTACTAAGCCTAATGGTAAGACTTTTGTTGCTCAGATTCTTGAGAAGATCAATAGAGGCACGAAGGGCGTATTCTATAAGCTCGTTGTTCGTGCCAATGACTAATTAAAAAAGTAGAGAGGAGGAATATTTGTTATGAAGATTTTTATGTATGATAATGTAAGCAAAGCTTTCGATAACGACCAGACAAAATACAATCAGTTCTCCAAACTGCTTTCTGATGCAGGTCGTGGCACTTTCGAATCCGGCATTACTAAGGCTGATGCTGACAAGTTTATTTCCGAAAAGTTTGATGCAATTATTGGTGGAAATCGTGAGACGATGTCCGCAAAAGAATACAAGAGAGCTATCAGAAACCATCGTCCTGAACTGTTCGATATTCTGATTGACTATATTGATGAGGCTCTTACCACTGGTTGGGGTGAGAATGAGTTCTTCCAAGAGTGGGTTGACATTAGAAATCTTTCTAATGGTGATCAGAACGAGTTCGTAACTGAGGACAATACTGTTCTTTCTGTTGCAAAGCTCTCTGGCAACCATTGGGACATTGACCGTCAGAGACTGGGTCAGGATGAGCCTTACCGTGTTCGTACAGAGTATGTAGGACTTGGTGTTTATGAAGAGTATGAGAGAGTTCTTCTGGGACGCTCTGACTGGGCTAAACTCACCAAGGCTGTTTATGATGCTGTTGATGCTTATGTAAACGAGGTTGTCTTTGAGGCTGTTATGTCCGCAGGTTCTCAGATCCTTCCGGGTGATGATCAGTTCTACAAGACCTCTGAGCTTACTGCTGATTCTAAGCTTGATTTCCAGACTATGGTTGAGGATGTTCAGGCCGCTAACCGTGGTAGCGAGGTAGTTATCATGGGTACTAAGACTGCTCTTGCTCGTCTGAGCAATCTCGTTCCTGTTGATTGGAGAGCCGCTGCTGATAAGGATGATCATAGAAATACTGGTCATGTTGGTATCTGGGAAGGTACTCGTGTTGTAGAGATTCCGCAGGTATTTGCTAAGGGAACAACCAAGGATAAACTCGTTAATCCTAACGTTCTTCTAATCATGCCTGTTGTTGATAACAAGTTCATTAAGCTTGTGTATGAGGGTGATGCCGAGATTCGTGAGATCACTGATAATACTACTCTTAATGATATGACCTCTGAGTTCAAGTACATCACCAAGATTGGTGTTGGTGTCGTGATCGGAAGATACTTTGGTACTTGGAATATCGTTACTGCTTGATGAAATTACACTTACTGAGTTGTGCAGTGGTTACTCCTCTGCACAACTTTTTTAAGGAAGATAAGGAGAATATATAATGGCAAGAAGAACAAGTTCAATTAATGTTACAAAAGCAAAAACTGCTTCAAAAGCTGATGATGCAAGGGAAGCTGTAAAGGGTGCTATGAAAGCTCAGGTAGATGAAACTGATGAAGCTGTTTCTGAGGAAACGGTTGATGAGACCGAAGAGACTGTCGTTGAGGAAGTCGTAACTCCGAAGAAAGCAGTAAAGCAGGAAGTAAAGCCGCAGAAGGTTTATGATCAGCATGATCTTATTCTTTGTAGAAATGTTTCTGCGGGTTGGCTCAAAATGACTGGTAAGTCTGGAATTCCATATGTTTGGAAAGCTACTGGTGATCTTTGCGAGGTTGAGTATGGTGATCTTTGGGCGAGGAAAACTGCCAAGTCTGAATATCTGTATAAGCCATATTTCGTAATTGAGGATGAGGAGCTTTTGGATCAGCCAAGATGGAAAGACCTTAAGGACTTCTATGATGAGAAGGTATATGGTCTTGACAATGTTGATGCGATTATTAATGTTCCTTCTACTGCCCTTCGTAAAGTGCTCACAGAGATTTCCGATGGTATGAGAAATGCTGTTGCTGTTAGAGCCGCTACCATGATTGAGAAGGGCACTCTTGATTCTCTTAAAAAGATTAAAATTATTGATGATGTTTGTGGCACTGATCTTATGTCGGTAATTCCTGATTAACGGAGGTGCGTCATGTCTTCAATAAAGTATGAAACAATATATGAGAGAGCGCTTAGTAGAATACAAGACACAGAATTATTTCAGCTTGTTGAGGATGATTTTTACGACTATATGAAGAACTGGTTGAAAGCCGCTATTGCTCTTCCGCAGTTTAGAAAGCAGTTCAGTTCTTTTACCACAGATGATGAAGTGATGGTACTGGATTATGTCTTGAGGAATTCAGTTGATGAAGAATATGACAGGGAGTTTGTGACAAACATTCTTTCTGAAGGATTGATTGTCAACTATCTTCCGTCTAAGATTGATACTGGTGTTAACATGGCTGTCATGATTGGTGGTAAAGAGGAAAAGAAACTGATTGATAATTACGGAAAGATGCAAGATCGGCTTCATGACCTTGAGGTAAAGTTGGGAAGGGAACTTTCTCAACATGGGTATTATTTTGGAAAGTATGGTGAGTGATATGGGTGATGTAAATATGGTTAAAACAAAATACGGTTTATTCACCGAGGCTCAGATACGACATTATATTAAGGAAGTTCAGCGGATGATTTTCTGGTGTATTCTTTACACTGATCCGAAAACTTCTGAGGATTATCCTGATATAAATGTCTCTGCTTACCAAAAGAATATAATGAAGAAAATAGTTGGATTTAATTCAATACTCTTCTATCCTGATGATTTAGTTAATGTAATTGTAATATTGGAGGCCGCTCTTAATCTTTTTGAGAGTGATGATTATACATTCCCTGAGTATCGTAAGCTTATCTTGGACGCAGGTGCTATTGCAGGTGCGATGAAGGTCGGTGATAGCGATGGGAGTATATGAAAAATTTAAAGCTCTATATACTGACAGTAATTATAGAAGTGGGTTAGGATATATGACGGTGGGCGAGAAAGCCAAGATACAGTCTGACAATACAATGAATGACACTTGGTGGAATGATCCGGCGAGTCAGGTTGCGTATCTGTATGACTATTATCATGATGATCATAAGACACAGTTGAAAAATCTTAACTCCAAAAATGATCCCAAGAAGATTCCTATAGATATTAAGTTTATTATATCTACACATCAAAGCTATGACAAAGATGTTGTTACAAGACACATCCAGTTAAGACCTCATCAGCAATGTAATGTTAATTATTATGGTGAATTGTTTGAAAATGCTTATTCTGCTATTTTCCCAGTTGGATTGTATATAGATATCATTGATGCTGAGGGTAGATATAATAAATGGTTAGTGGTAAGAATTTCGGATTATTATGATCCGCAATTCCCCAAGTATGATGTATTACCATGTGATCATGTATTTCAGTATGTTTATAAAGGAAAGAAATTTAGTATTTCTGGTGTAAGAAGAAGCCAGTCGAGTTATAACTCTGGACTCTGGACTGATTATTTTGTAGTCCATTATACGAGTGATTGTATAATGAATCCACCTGAATTGCTGAAAAACCCTAAGAGCATTATTAGCTACAACATAACGATGAAACATGCGTAAGTGTGAATGCTTGAAAATAATAATGATTGGGCAATCAGCAACCAAGTCCCGAACAGGGAAAGGCTCACAGACTATCCTTTTATGGAGTAGGGGCAAGTGTCCTGAAGTGGGTGGTATCTCTTTAATAGAGATAAAGATATAGTCGAATCTTATGTGAAAGCATAAGTATTTAATATAGTCATATATTAAATATTATAATACTAACGATATTATAATAATACAAATGTTCAAATTTACTACACAGGAAGACCAAGTTAAATTTGTTGTTCCTATGAATAAAGATACTGAAAACATTTTCTATAATCAGCGAATGATAATTGACATAAAAACCGAGAACCCACGTTGTTGGTTAGTTAGTAAAGTAAACAGGCTTCAGTCAGAAGGATGTTTGTTGGTTACTCTCGCTCAAGATATTTTTGATTCTCATAGAGATTATATTGAGAGAGATGAGTTTGGAAAGATTATTGGTATGTGGGCAGATTACTACCCAATTGATCAATATTCTGTAGAGGCTGAGGAGCAGATACCGTACTCTTCTCTTCCTGATTATCACATCAAACTCGTATTTGGAGGTGTAAAACCTGCTCTTAAAGTTAGAGGCAATTACAAGAAAATCACTGCTACGTTTCTCGATAAGTACGAAAACGTGGTTGAGAATGTAGATGTTGATAGATGGAAAATAGAACTGGATGGTACTGAGATAACAACCTCGTCAGACGAAACAATCAGCTTCGTTACTTCTGATGATGATGTCACTTTATCTAAGAATCAAATTAAGATCAAAACCACTTCTGATAAGTTACTTGGTAAGATAGTTTCTGTAACTGCTATTAAAGGTGGCGTTACTGCGAAACAGAGTCTTGAAATAGTTGGTATGTAAAAAGGAGGCGCATAATGGGCTTAAACATATCAGATCAAGAAATTGACGAGCTTCGTGCGCTGAGAACTTCGTTGGATAGTGATAACATTCGTTGGAAGGAGTTAATCAAGCAAAAGCTTCTGTCAAACACAAAATTACTTCATGTGATTGATAATAAAGAGTTAGAAGAAGCTGATGCAGAACCAGATGATTATTTTGGTGTAAACATCCTTCCATATTTTATCATTCATCCTACGCAGACCAAATCACAAAATTTTGTGTGTTATGAAGTCGAGTTCTCTGAAGAGGCTCGATATAATAAAGTAATTAAAATTGCAAGAATCATTTTTTATTGTTTGTCTGAGCAAAAGAATATTGTTGATCAGACAACATATTTAGCAAAACATGATTTAATGGGAGCATTGATACAGAATGACTTTAACTGGTCTAATCTGTTTGGTTGTCAGGTGCATTTGGTATCTGACAGACCATCTGTAACTGATAATGATTATGCAACACGTACTCTCATCTTCGAGGGTGATATGCCGAATAATCTTGTGAAGAGTTATGGTGGCAAACCTAAAACCATTAATTCATATATGAATTTATAATGGTGGTGATGTTATGGCAGATAAGTTTCATGTAGAGAAAAATTCTACACAGCAAGTTCAAAACATTGATATCAATGGTCAGCAGTATGCCGCCGCCAGACAAAGGGCTGTAGCGCAAATTGATCTTTTGAAGATGTATCTAAAAAAGCCATATGTGGTAAATGATCGAATTACAATCTATCAACCTATGGTTGGTGAGATTATAGAGTTCGGTGATCACAAACAATTTGGCGAAAAAGAGTTTTATTCTACGGTAAATATCTTTGTCAGTAACCCAACAAGTTATAGACTTCAGTTATGGAAGATGCAGATAGACTGGAACAAAATAACTGATTTTCAGCTTTTTGCTATGCTTGTAAGTGGTATTCATCCAGACGTTCAGAAGATCCTTTTTAAGGATATTGATCTCAGAAATCTTAGACTTTACAACATGAAGAAACCTCTTGAAGAAGGTGAAGAGGGTGAAGAAGGAAAAGATTATAAAGAGGTTATGGTTTTGTATGACCCGGAAACTGAACTTCTGATAGATGAAGAGACTTACACAAAGATGGCAAATTATATGCGTGTGATGTTCAATATTTTTCCGAAGGTGGAAAAAGCTAAAGGTAAGACAACTAAGGAATGGATTATTCAGGAGGAAGAAGATAAACTGCTGATGCAGAAGAAGGACAATAACCCTTCTATGTTGCTTCCACTTATCTCCTCTTGTATTAACCATCCGGGTTTCAAATATAGAGCAGATGAATTAGATCATGTTGGAATAGTTGAATTCATGGATGCTGTTCAGAGGTTGCAGGTGTATGAGAATACAAGAGCACTTTTGAGTTCAGCCAGTTCTGGTTTTGCGGATTTAAGTAAAGTACCAAAGGAAGAATTCAACTTCATGAGAAGTTTGATGAAATAAATAGCTTCGCTATTAAATCATTTATACTCTTATTAATAGGATTACAAGGATTATAATATATGTCGCTATAAGAAGCAGGTGGGTTTACGCTCGTCTGTTTTTTATTTTTATATTGCTTCAATTAAATTTCTATAAAATAGGAGGAAAATAATTATGGCTTTTAAGTTGGATGACTTTGTCATTGATAGAATTATTTATGGTGTAGCCGAGTCTTTTGATGGCGATCTGCTTTATGTTCTTACTCAGCTTTCTGACGCTTCTATCAACGTTACTGCTGAGTCTAAAGATGCCGTTGATATGAACGGTACTCTGATTAAGCGTTTCTATACTGGTAAATCTGGCGAATTCAGTGCTACCAATACCATGCTGAACTTTAATATTCTTGGAGCACAGTCTGGTTCTGGTAAGGAGCTTGCTTCTTCTGCAAAGCCCATCATTATGCCGAAGGTTGTTCGTGTAGGCACTGGTGATACTCTCACCATGGCTGGCTATGTTACTGATAGTGTAAAGGTTTATGGTCTTTCCACTAACGGTACTATGGGTAAAGAGTACACCAAGGGTACTGCCGCTTCTGCTACTCAGTACGCTGTTTCTACCGCAGGTGTTCTTACCGCTCCTACTTCTGATGCTGAGGATCAGCTTTTCATCGTTAAGTATGATCGTAACGTAACCGAGGGTATTGCAGTTCGTAACTCTGCTGATAAGTTCCCCGGAACTGTGAAGCTTACCCTTAAAGTTCTTGGTATTGATCCTTGCTCCGCAGATACGGTTCGTGCTATGTACGTTGAATTCCCATCCTTCCAAGTATCCCCGGAAGTAGACCTGTCCCTTACAACTGACGCAGGTATCGCATTTAACGGTACTCTTCAGACCGACTACTGCTCTACCGACAAGGCTCTTTATAACATTTACTTCGCTCCCGAAGATACCGAAGAGGACTAATTCATTAGTGTTTTGCTAATATCTCGCCCCACACTATTTTGGTGTGGGGCTTTTTTCAGTAGGAAAGAAAGGATGAATCACTAATGGAAAGAATTGTAAAGCGTAAATGTATTTGCTGTGGTAAGGAGTATGAGTATTGTTATCATTGTGGTGGTAAGAAAAATGACACATGGAAGAACAACTATGATGTTGAGAGTTGTCGTGATGTGTTCAATATTATTACTGATTACCGTGGAAAGTACATAACTAAGGAAGAGGCAACCGAGAAACTTAAGGAACTTAATCTTGTTAATCGAGCTACTTATGTTGATGGGATTGCTGAATTTGTTGATGAGCTTATTGGTGCAGAGAAAGCACCAGTAAAACTTGAAATTAGTCTTGATCCCGTAGAGCCTAAGTTTGAAGAAGCGGTTAAAGCTGTAGTTGAAAATGCTGAGGAGACTGAGAAGAAGGTTGAGGAAAAACCTGAAGAGAAGCCAGAAGAGAAGCACGATCAGTCTACTGTGAAAACCTACGAGAATAAGAATAATTTTAAGAAGAATGGTTTTTATACCAACAAGAAGTCTTTTAAAGACTAATTAATTTAGATTGTGAATTTGATTTTTTTATTTTTTAAGTGAGCCGTATATTCACGATCTGTGAATATGCGGCTTTTTTCGCCTTTTTATGAGGATAAATATTATGAACGATATTGATATTATTAGTAAATTAACAGATGAAGGAAAAAAGACATATCGTAGGCTTCTTGATCTTGAAAATGGAAGTGGATCGCAAACAACGATTATACAAGTTATGATTGATACGGCGGGTGGAAGTATGGTCGCTGATATTACTAATTTGGATGAAGTAAAAGATA